TCACAATATTCATGTTTAAACGCATGTCTGAATGCATTTTCGAAATAATCATGTTCATTTATACAATTTGAGTTAATGTGTATAACCGTACGGCTGCAGGGCTTTGCCCTGTGCCTGTGGTTATATCCCCCGTTGGGGTGTATATATTTTAATAATATTGAAATTATTTCATTATTATTATGTTTAACCGCCAAATATAAATATTTTTTCCAATTTATTACATTTTTTGAAACAATGTTATTTCCGCCAATATATTCTAACAGTAATTTAGTATTACCATTCATACATGTTTCATTAATAATATCTATCATTATAAAAATTTTATTGAATAATGTTAAATATTAAATATTTAATATTTAATATTTACCATTTAATAACAAAATGTAATTTTATTTTAAATTTAATGAATATATTGATGAAATGGAATTGATGACATAAATTTACTTCTACAACATATTTTTGTTATACCTAGATCATCCAATAATTTTGCCTTTTTCTCCATTTTTTGATTATCAGTCAAATTATTATCATTATATATGTTCTCTAATTTATCTTCGTATTCAATAGATTTATCCGCTAATAATCTGCCACAACTAGGGCATTTAATGTATCCTTCTAACGGCATATTATATTTATAATATGGATTATATATTCTTTAAATATGTCATAAACACAAATACACAAAAATTATCAATTTTTTTATTTATAGTTTATAATTTGTAAGCGATAATTTTTAATTGGTTTATAATGTATATACTATGATAATTAAATTATTAATATAAATTTAATCATTTTATAATGTATATTGCATATTAACAAATGAGTTCTTCATATGGAGATGATATATCTCAACTACCATTGAATCAAAACGTAAGTTACAATACTCGTTATTCTACATCGCCATTAATTACGATCGGTATAACTAACTCAAATATACTGAATAATTTACCTGATCAGTATACACAATATGATAATATGCCTCAAAATCCATTGGATTTTTATACAGGTAGTGGTGAATTTGATGTTTCATTATTCAATCAAGTGTTTTTAGAAGAGCAAAAGAAACGACAAGCATACTATCAATATTTAGAAGAAAAAAAATTGGCTGAACTAAATAAAGAACCTCCTGCACCAAAAATACACGAATTATCAATCGGAAAACATTTATTAAAAATGAAAGATACGCTATTTAATATTATACAAGATTTATATACAACTAATTTAGATAAATATGATTCAACAATTTTAACTAAAAATAATAGAATGTTTTATATAGGCTTATTTATAGTTATTTTTTTTATACTGTATACTGGAATAACTTATTTAGTTAATAATACAACATAAAAATCCAAATTAAAATCAATAAATGTCGAAATTATACATGTTATCAGTATTTGGGTCAAAATAATTTCTTCCATGTGGTCCCATTTCATCGATAATAAATGAACTATAAATATTAGTAGTTTCATTTTCGTTTATTGAATCGCATTTATCAATAACTGTTTTAATGTATTGATATAGTATTATGTTTAGTTCTTTCATTGAAATTTGATATTTTTTAGTTAATATTTTATCTACATCCAAATTATATATTATCGAATGCAAATTATTTAATATTTCCCTTGCAGAATTAACCAATACTTGATAATTTTGTTTGCAATATAATATTTTTTTGTTAATTATATCTTCATATATTTCAATAAAATCATCCAAATGCGCTATTATTAATGTAAATGCATTGGGATTGATATAATAAAAATTTCGTACAGTAAATAAAAATTCAATTAAATCAGGATAATTATCCAAATTTTGAGGAGGTGGTCGTATTAAACTTAATTTAATTTTACTCTGTTCATCAGATGTAACTGCATCAAGTTGTTTTTTGGAATATATTATGTATATTATAATTAGTGCACAAAAAATACATATTACATGTGTTAATCTTATTTTTAAATAGTATGTAGCGTAATAAAAAATTCCCAAAATTACTAAATACAAAAAAAGTGATTTATTGTCTATATTTGTTAATCTAATGAATGAATTATCATAATAAACATTTAATAATTTATCAATTTTTTCATTAATAATATCATATATATTATCATTCATGATTTTGGATGATTGTATTACTCCATTTTGTTGTGCAACAATATTAGATATATTCATTTCCTATATTCAAATAATACATAAATAATATCCCATAAATAAATTTAAACTCTTAATTATATTATATAAAATATTAATATCATTTGAATCTATATTATAATGAATCCATCAATTGATCCTGATGCTGAATTGTCAATTAGATTATTTTGTAATGACAATGGTATTGAGGATGAATATATTATTAATAAATTTGTCAAATATTATGAAAAAAATAATTGTTTGCCAACATTTTCAAACAGTTTTAACATGGATAGATCCCAAAATATATTAAATTCAACTAATTTTTTAAATCCCAATCATACGAATAATTTTCAGATAAGTAGCAATATGATCAATAACAACACAATTGATGAAAAAAATACTAATGATGATAATAAAAATAATGTAAATAATGTAAATAATGTAAATAACGTAAATAATAATGGCAATAAGGAAGGTGATAACAATTACAACTACTACAATGATGATAATGATGATAATGATGATAATGATGATAATGATGATAATGATGATAATGATGATAATGATGATAATGGTGATAGTAATAATAAAAATGATGATGATAGCAGCAACAACAAAGATAATGAATATAATAAAGATAATGAAGATAACGAAGATAATGAAGATAATGAAGATAATGAAGATAATGGTGATGAAGAAAATAATAAAAATGATGATGAAGAAAATGATGATGAAGAAAATGATGATGAAAATAATAATGATGGTGATAATAACGATACTGAAAATGAGGATAATTATCAAAATAATTTTTTACAATTGTTAAGTTCTAACATAGATTTATCATCAAATTCATTAAACATGCCGTTATCATTGTTAAATTTATTGATTACTGGTTATATAAATTCATACAATGATACAACTGTTACACCACGTAGCGGGATAACGCCACCAACGCAAAGTGTAGCTACGCCGTCGTCCGGCATTACATCGGATTCACCAAATACGTCAAATACATCAAATACATCAAATGTGTCAAATACATCAAATGTGTCAAATACATCAAATGTATCAAATACATCAAATGTGTCAAATATATCAAATGTATCAAATACATCAAATACATCAAATATATTCAATATACTTTCCGAAATTTACAATAACACAAGTACTAACTACCCATTAACAGAAATAATGAATTCATTAAACAGATTAAATACATCAACTACATCAAATACATCAAATACATCAAACATATCAAATACATCAAATACATCAAATGCATCAAACATATCAAATACATCAAATGCATCAAACATATCAAATACAAATACATCAAATATTATATCTAATGTATTAAATTCATCGAGGGAATTAGATAATGAATCATCACAAAATCTAAATGTATCTCATCAAAATACATCAAATACTGCAATTCAAATGATAACCGATCTATTGCTTGGGACAAACTCAAGTGTATCACAAGGAATATTATCCATGCCATTGACAGATGTATTACATATTATACCGGTGCAATCAGGTATAATGAATAATAATATTAATGAAACTCATCAACAACTTTTTAATCCTATTCAACGAGTAACAATAAGCCAAATGAATCCGTTAATTCCAATAAATTCATTGAATAGTAATAACCTGGTCAATTTTTTGAATAAAAATGTTAAAATTGTATTAAAACAATCAGATTTGGAAAAATTAGAAATAAAAATGTATGAAGATTACATAAATAAACATGAAAATAATGAATGTATGATATGCATGAAAGAATATTATAAAAAAGATATAATAAGAATTTTACCATGCGAGCACATATTTCATATGATATGTGTTGATAAGTGGTTATTGGAAGAATCAAAAAAATGTCCAGTATGTGAAAAAGAAGTTGGTAATGGTATAACGAAGTACGATAATTAATGTGTTCTTTAAAAAAATTGATAAATATATAAATAAACAAGTATATGAATATACAATATATACAAAATTATAATATCTGAAAAAAATGGAGTATTTTGATTATTTTAAATTTTATTCAAAGTGGATATCGGATATTGTTACGAATGAAGAAGAATATTTTAATCAATCGGATATTCCATATGAATTAAAAAAAGATTATTTAGAATGTATAATCCCTATTTATGAAACTTTACAAGAAAAAAAAATATTGAATAATAATACAAAAATAGTTTTACAAATAGACAGAAATAATCAAAAAAGAGAATATCAAACTATGACCATAAATGAAATATTAGATTGCGTTGATACATTTGCATATCAAAAACCATGGGCAAAATTAAAAGAATTTCATAAAATTAACAAAATAAAAGAATATATAAAAGAATTGGAATACGATACATCAGATAATACTATACTGAATGATAGTAAAATAAAAAAAAATAAAAATAAATTGTTCAATGAATTATGGAAGCTCATACAAAGTAAAAAAATAAATCAGAAACAAATTATAGAATATAATCATGATAAATGTAAAATTGATGACATTTCATGTATTGTGTATAATGATGACACTAAATTATATGAAATAGTTATATAATCATGTAGTTGATAGTTATATAATCATGTAGTTGATAGTTATATAATCATGTAGTTGATAGTTATATAATCATGTAGTTGATAATTATATAATTCTAATAAATATTAGACTTATATAATATATATAAAGAAACATTTACATAATTAAATACTTAATCGGTAGATATATTTTTATTTAATTTAAAAAATGAATTTAAAAGAAATTGAAAACGAAGTTGATATACATTTATGGAATACTGTTAATAATGATTATATCGTTGATAATGATATTAATGAAATGATAAATTATTTGACATCGACAATATCGATATATTATGAAAAAATTAATGATAAGGAGTTATTTAAAAAAATTATTGAATTTATTGTAAATAACAAATTTAAACGAGTGTATACATATGATTTAAAACAACTGGATTTTAGTTCAATTAATAATGAAATTAATAATGATCAATATGTATACCCTCATAAAAAATATAAACATGAAAAATATATAAGACGTAATGATAGAGTTGAATTTATTAAAAAATTACCACAGTATCCACAAAAATCAGCACAATGGCATGAACAAAGAAAAAAATGTGTTACTGCAACCGCAATTGCATCTGTTTTATTAGAGGATAAATATAAAACTCCATATGATATATTACTGGATAAATGTGGAAAAGGTGAACCATTTAAAGATAATAAAAATGTTCATCATGGAAAAAAATATGAAGATATAATAACATTAAGTTACAGTTTGCGACGGAATGTGCAAGTAGAAGGTGGTGAAAGATATGGTTTATTGCCCCATGATAATATTAAATTTATAGGTGCTAGTCCGGATGGTATATGTAATAAAGAAACATACTGCGGAACAAAGTTGAGTAAATTAGTCGGAAGATTAGTTGAAATTAAATGTCCATTTTTAAGAAAAATTATTACGGAAGGCAACATCGATGGTGATATATGTCCCCATTATTACTGGATACAGGTACAAACGCAATTAGAAGTTACCGATCTAGACGAGTGTGATTTTGTACAGTGTAAATTATATGAATATGCTTCTTTTAAAGAATTTGAAAATGATACATGTCATGAAAATCAATTTTTATCAAATAAAACAAAATTAGAAAAAGGGTGTGTTATACAATTATTACCCAAAAAATTTATACCTGAACATGATGAAGATTCAATAATATATAAGGCTAAATATATATATCCACCAAAAATAAATATGTCCATATCAGAAATTAAACAATGGATATTTGATTCATTAAATGATTTCAACGAGAACGAATTGTCTCAAGATTATTATTATGACAAAGTTATTTACTGGAGATTTGATCAATTGACTATTACTTTAATAAAACGCGATAAAGATTGGTTTAACAGTAAATTACCAATTATAGAACAATTTTGGGAATATATATTATTTTATAGATCAAATATTAAAAAATTGGATGAGTTAATAAGTTATGTAAATAAGTTAAATCTAAATGATATTCACAAACCTGACAATATGAATTTAATATTTAGTTATGTTCACAATCAGTTTATAGAATTGAATCCAAAAACTAAATTTAAAAAATCATTGTATAAAACTAACAATTATTATGAGTTATACCCTTCTTATCAAAAATTTATTCCATATGGATTGCAACATAAACAACAATATAAATCCAATTTATCATCTAAACCTGAAACAAATAAATCTAATAATTTAATTTCACAAATTGTGCGGATAGATGAAGAAATAACATCAAATGAAAGTAGTCGTACCAATGTTGGTAATGGAAGTAATGGAGGTAAATGTTTAATTAAATTTTAATTACATGTGATTAAAATTTAATTAAAAGATCAAAATATCAAAATGTCAAAAGACGAAAATGCATTCATATGATTCATTATTCAAATTATGTGCATCATCTAATGTTATTTTATAGCAAACACCAAATGCTATTGATATTGCAATTGCAATAACCAAAATTAATACAGTTATAAAAATAGATCCAGTTTTATCAGCGTGATTAGTTGGTACTGTAAGCACAATAGTCAAACAAATAATAAATATTACGAAAAATATTATTGCTGTTATTAATAATCCTCTTGTTGCGGGAGATTTTGAAAAATCATAATTACAAAAAACTTTTTTTACACAATCTATGATATCATCTTTTGAACGATATTCGTAACGGCAATTATCACCGCAATGATCCTTGTCACAAATACATTTATATACATATGGTCCATAATTATTACATCTATATGTGCATATTTGGTTATTACACCATTTACAATTTGTTATATTAAATTCACTACATTGCTGTACTTGTGTTACAGTTGGATAAAATTTATTTTGACAATTTACTAAAATTAAATATTGAACAAGTATGAAAATACAATGAATCGTTTGCATTTATTCAATATTTTTATTACGTATAATATAGATAATAACACCTAAATAATTCATCGTGTATTTAAATTTCAATTTTTATATAATTGCAAGATCAATATCATCATCTCTTGATGAATCTTTAATTTCAGCATGAAAATAATATAATCCTACATTTATTTCGGATATATATCTTTCCTTCAACAGAGTAATGTGTTTATCTTTTTCATATCCTTTCATAATAAAAAATTCAGCTTCCATCCTATCAGTTGTGTTTGTTATAAAATTTAACTTTTTTAAATATTCTGAATCAAACCAAAAAAAATTTCCAGAATAATGTTTTTTTGGATATGGAGAATAAAAAATACCGATTGTATTAAATCCTCTACTTAAAATATCAATACATATTTTGTATTTATCTACTAGCCAGTACATCATTATTTGTCTCCATGTGTGTTGTGTTATACTAATTGCAGTAGTACCTTTTGTATGTATATAAAGACCAAAAAAATGTTTATCCGATTTTTTAGCAATATCTAACATTGAATTTATTGTGTTATTTTCATAACTTTTTATTTTTGGACATATTGCATTATTCATTTTTATAAATTTGTATCTGTATAAATATGATAATGTTTCTAAATATTTTTCCAAAAAAATGTCACAATTATCACAATTGCATCCGTAATAAATTTTATCACATTTGTCATAAAGTCCTGTATTTATTAATGCTGATATTTGTTCATTAATAATATTTAAATGCGTTATGTTATCATTACTTTTTGGACAAAAGTGAATAAAAATATAAATTGGAACATTAAAGTAAACCTTATTAAAATTATTTTTCAAATCACCATAAGTAGTGAAATTTAATGGATCAATAGTATTTATTATAATATTATTAATTGACTTATGCCTCAATAATATCAATCGTAAATATGAAATAATGTGTAAAACTATTACAAAAATTATAACAAATGTAAATACATAAAAAAACAAACTAAATTTATTCATTCGGATGCTAACTCTTATTTATATTATATGAATAGATGAATAGAATAATATAATATCAATTATTATTATATTCAATCAAAAATGGAAAAAACGATGTCTCTCGGTTGTGCACCATCAAAATCTAAAGAAAAACATACATGTTTCCCATTAGAAACATTAATAGAATTATGCAAAGCCTATAATAAATATATAGAAAAACATAAATCGGATGGGCGAAAATTAGGAAAGATCGAAATTAAAGATGATAAACAATATTTAATTAAAGAATTAATGAAAAGATTTACTGATGTGTGTAATCAAAATGATCATAAATGTTTAACAAAACAAGAATTTATGAAAGAGTTAACAATTGATATGTTTAAAGATATAAAAACAAATACTTTTAGACCTAAAGGACCTACCAATCCAGTTGGATGGTTAAGTTCTAGACAGATTGATAAAATAATGCAACAATATGAAAATATTCACAACAATTTTAAATTTTTGGGTGCAGTACCAATTGATTGTGATATGTTGTCATTTTGTTCAACTCACAAAATTAATTATAACAATATGCTCAAAAATGGAACAAATATTATAGGTATCATATTTAATTTAGATAAACATGATCAACCTGGATCTCATTGGGTTGCAGTGTATATGAATTTAGATTCAGGTAATTGTTATTATTATGATCCAACTGGAAAACGACCCCCTGATGATTTACAGTTATTTTTTAAATCATTTGAAAAATTTTGTAATTCCAATAATGTGCAATACAAACTTACAATTAATAAATCAAAACATCAAAATGATTCATCTGAATGTGGTGTATATTCATGTAATTTTATTATAAGATTACTTCAAGGTGAAACTTATGATCAAGTTATTTCAAACGGACTTGAATTTAAAAAAATACAATTCTGCAGAGATTTTTATTTTTACAATAAACATAATTTATATCTGTCACATGCACATGATAGGTGTTAATTAATAATATTGATTACATCTATCAGCATCTTCATCCCATCTACATTCATAATTTGATTTAAAATAACATTCTCTTGGTGAATTTAAATTTGGAATATTACACTCTATAGTTCTATCACGTGCTTTTTGGATCTTATTTTCTCTCATTCTTATTCTATTTTCTATTTCTCTTATTCTTATTAATTCCTGGTCATATTCTTTATTTGATTTGTGATAAATGTACAACAGAAAAGCTCCGATGAAAATAATCAATAAATATAATAAAGTTTTATCCATCTATTATTATAATATTATGGAAGATTATCATTTTTATACTTATTAATATATCAATTGGCTGAATAAATTAATTTATTTAGTTAATATTAAATAAATTAATTTAACATACATGACAATATTAAAGACTATTATCACAAATGAATTACACAATATTTTTCCATGTGATATAATTGTTCAATTAAATTGTTTAATCTAATCTTCATACTGAATGCCAAATTTTATATGGAATGTA